CTTGGTAGTCTGTTTTCAGGCAGTGGTGGTTTTGAGTTAGGAGGTTTGATTTTTGGCATTACTCCATTATGGGCATCAGAAATTGAACCTTTTCCAATTCGTGTTACAAGCAAAAGACTACCGCATGTAAAGCATTATGGAGATGTCAGTAAAATAAATGGAGCAGAAGTTCCTCCTGTTGACATCATCACATTTGGAAGTCCCTGCCAAGACATGTCTGTGGCAGGAAAACGTAGTGGTTTGGATGGGGAACGTTCTTCCCTTTTCTATCAGGCAGTACGAATTATAAAAGAAATGAGGTGTAAAACAAATGGCAAGTATCCAAGATTTGTGGTCTGGGAAAACGTCCCCGGTGCGTTCTCGTCCAACAAAGGTGAAGACTTCAGGGCAGTCCTTGACTCCCTATGCAAAATCAAATCAGAAGACTATGCTGTCCCTTTACTTGAAAAAGGAAAGTGGGATCGTGCAGGAAGTATCATGGGAGAGAGTTTCTCTCTCGCTTGGCGAGTATTCGATGCTCAATACTTTGGAGTTCCCCAGAGAAGAAAACGCATCTACCTTGTCGCAGATTTTGCAGCAGCAAGTGCAGGAAAAATATTATTTGAGTCAGAGAGCGTGTCAGGGTATTCTTCGCCGAGCTTCTGCCCGTGGAAAAGAACTGCCAGAGATTTTGAAGGATGCACTGGAGCATCAGGCACAGTCTGCTTGAATGATCAAGGAGGAAACCGTATGGATGTGACGGAGGGAATGACTTCTACTCTTCGTGCAAAATCGGGGCATCCTCCATTGGTCTTTGAAAATCATAGTCAAGATACACGATATAAAGGTCCCTTGGAACAGGCTCCTACAGTTAGTTCCACTTATGGCACTGGAGGCAATAATCAGCCATTTGTATTGGAAACACCAAAGACAATGAAAATCAGAAGTGGCTGTGAGGGTGGTGGCAAAGGCGCCTTGATACAAGATGATTTATCAGCAACTCTTGGCTGCAATAATGACCAGACATTGTTTGTGCCAAAAACATATGGTATCTGCTCTAAGGATAGTAATTCCATGAAATCTAAAAATCCTCAGAGTGGGTTTTATGAAGCAGACACCTCTCGTACTATTGATGCAAATGGCGGCAACCCTGCCTGCAATCAAGGTGGTATTGTTGTGGTTGAAGGTAATGGCAGCAGACCATCTCATCAAGGAGATGGTTACAAAGAATCAGATGTCATGTATACTCTTAATACAACGGAACAGCATGCAGTGGTATATGCGATTGACCGTGAAAGTTTTAATTGTGGTCAAAATTATGCAAGGAAGATGGGTATTTCCGAAGATGGTATCAGTGCAACATTAAATGCACAAGGTCCTAGTGCTGTGGCTGCTCCTGTTTATTCTTCAAGTAAAGCATCATTTTTCACTTCTGCTGAAGAAGAACTGGCAAATACACTGGTAGCCACTGATTATAAAGACCCACCTATTGTAAATGATATGAAGGAAGTACCAAGATACATTGTTCGAAGGCTCACACCTACAGAATGTGCAAGACTGCAGGGGTTCCCTTCTGACTGGTGTGCAGATTTAGATACCGAAGAACCATCTGAGGCAGATATTGCTTGGTGGGCAGAAGTATTTGAAACACATAGAAAGATTATGGGAACGAGTAAAACAGCAAAAAGCCGAAACCAATTAATTAAATGGCTCCGGCATCCGCATACAGACTCTGCTGAATATAAAATGTGGGGAAATGGTGTAGCACTTCCTTGTGTTTGTTTCGTTATGGCAGGAATCGTGTGGGCGGCAAAGCAGCCTTTATGATTTCCGTGCAGGCTTTACATTATCGTCAGGAGAAACATTTCCTTCAATTGTGCCGTGCTTTGTTTCATGCTCCTTGATGCTATTTCGAATTAATACCAAGATGTGACTGTTTAGAGAACGCCCTTCATATTCAGCCACAAACCCTAGTTTCTCTAGCATCTCCTCTTCAATGCGTATGGATACGCTTTTTACTGCCATCTGTTTCACCTCCGATTTAGATATACTGTGTATTTATTGTATATCTAAATCGTGGTATAATGTTTTAGATAGATATACCGTATATCTGATAAAATGAAATTAGGAAAGAAATAAACATGACTTGCAATCCAAGGCAAACAGAGTGATGAATTACCTATCAAACTTAAGGGAGGTAGGTGAAAAATATGGATGAGCATTTAAGTAAAGTATCAGAGGAGTTTATAACAGGGCGTATAAGCTGGCATGGTCAAAATGAAATTAAAGAAGTGAATGATGCATATATAAAGCTGCGCACACTTGTGGAACGATTAAGTGAAACACTGACAGAAGAACAAAGACTTTTACTTCGTGACTGTGAGAACGCATACCGCATATCAATTGGTGAGACCGAGCGCTTTTATTACAAAGCTGGCTTTGGTGATGCAATCAAGTTCTTGCTCCAGTTTAATGAAGAACCTTAAACTTTGGTACATTTTCTTTTGCAAATCGCTTGCTATTACAGGTGTTTAGAGTGATTAATGGTGTACAAAAATAAGAAAGGCGGTACACATTATGGAATTCAAATTTAATGTAACAGGGACACAAAGGAAAGAACTGGTAACAGCAATCGCAGAGGTTTTAAATATCTCACCCAAGTACCTCGGAGCGCCAACATTTGCTTATGAGGTTGGGGCGTGCAAAATCGATAAAACAGGAACACTTACTGGTGAGGTCACAAAGGAAGTGCGGGACACGCTTTTAGAAAAAGGATTCACTTTTGAAACACTGGAAAAATCCGAACCAACAACAGACCTTTTGGTGATAGAATTACCACTAGAGGGTTTTAGTGAAACCGCACTAGATAACCTTGAAATATTGGTTGCCAGCAAAGCTACGCTTATCAAGAAATCGGTAGGCACTTCTGAGCTCTCCATCATAAGAACAGAAAGCAGACTGCAGTTTCCTTGGTTTGCAAATGGACTAGAAGCAGAAAAAGTAGATGCATATACACGCTTTGTTGCTGCACTTTGTAATATGGCGAAAGAACAAAAACGCATCACTGCCAAAGAAAAGGAAGTGGAGAATGAAAAGTATGCATTCCGTTGCTTTTTGCTTAGGCTTGGATTTATTGGAGCAGAATATGCCGCTGCAAGGAAAATTCTACTTGCAGGACTTTCTGGTAACAGCAGTTTCAAGAGTGGCGAACGCAGACAACAAGGCATGAACGCACCTGTTGCCCATACAGGCGAAACAGAGACCGCAGCCGAGGAAATGGGCGAGGTGGCAGTATGAGCGGCACATTCCCCTCAAGGGAAACAGTCGCAAGCATTCGAAGTCAATATCCAGTAGGCACTCGTGTAGAACTTGTTTCTATGGATGACCCATATACAAAACTAAAAGTAGGTGACCAAGGAACGGTTAAGTTTGTGGATGATATTGGCAGTGTGTTTATAAGGTGGGATAATGGTTCCGCTCTTGCGGCTGTATATGGTGAAGATGTTATTAAGCGAATATAAGCAGAAAATTAGAGATTTGATTTTACTGCAGATGCAAAGTCTGCAGTGTTCAAATAAATATTAGAAAAGGAGAATTGCAAATGAAAGATGAGGTCTATTTAGGGATGATTGCCCAGCTTGAAGAAAATTTTTCGGAAATGGACAGTAACATCACAGTAGCATTTCGTGAGACGAGTGAGGAATATATGGCCATGCGAAAGCAAGTGGTGGAGCTGGAGAAAGAATTTCCATTCTTTGAATCGCTGATGGAAGGCGAGGGAGAAGTATCACTGACAGCCAAGGAGCATGCAGGTTTTGTAGAATATCTGCGTATTGTAAACGAGATGGAGAACTATGAACGTCTGAATCTTTATTATGCAGGGCATCGTGACTGTATGGCTTATCTAAAGAAAATCGGTGTGATTTAGGAAAATATCATGTTACGGCAATGAAAAGGGAATCTCAGTGAGGTTCCTTTTTTAGTGCTGTAAAGTACACAAATCAACTGGTAAATTCGGCTTCTAAAATTGTGTAGTAATTAGCTTAGAAATCCCTTGCTATTACAGGCGTTTAGAGTGATTAATGTATTATAACGAAAGACACAAAAAACACTTTTTAGGAGGATACGAATATGTGGACAAAGGGAATAATAAACGGATATGACTACTGCATCAAGCACTTTGAGGAAGGCTCAGAATACGGCATCAACGGGGGGAGAATTTCAAAACTGGATATTCGACAAGAAAGCAAGATACTCGCAAGCTACGACAGGGGTTGGGATATAAAGCCTACTGGAAAAGAGGTTATAGCGGTCTTTGAAGAAATTTTGAACCAATACAACTAACGGAGGAACAGAAAAATGAACGAAAAAATCAAAGAACAAATCGTAGCCATTCAAGGCAGTGGCAGGGTAAATATGTTTGATGCAAATGGGGTACAGATTATTGCTAATGAAATGAATTTCTATGAACTGGTCATTTTCATAGAAGAACACAAAGAGCAGTATAGCCATTTTATTTTGACTGGTGAAATAAAAGAATAATAGATAAACAACACACATAGGCAAGAGCATAGAGTTTCTTTTCGGAAGCTCTTTTCTTTTACCCATTTTTATGAAAAGGAGGCGTTCACGCTGCGGAAACTAGAAACATATAAACCAACTATATATAAAGCAGATGGCTCAGTATACAACCAAGAAGCGGCCGATGATGCTGTGACTTTCATCAATTGCTTAAATCACACCAAAGGCGAGTGGTATGGTCAGTCCTTTGACCTTATCGACTGGCAGGAGCAGATTATACGAGATATTTTTGGTATCCAAAAACCAAATGGTTATCGTCAGTTTAACTCAGCTTATGTAGAAATCCCTAAGAAACAAGGGAAATCCGAACTGGCAGCAGCAATTGCACTGCTTCTTACCTGTGGCGATTATGAACATGGTGGTGAGGTGTATGGATGTGCATCTGATAGGCAGCAAGCCAGTATTGTATTTGATGTGGCTTNCGGCATGGTGGAACAATGTCCGGCACTGAAACAAAGGATTAAACCGTTGATTTCGCAGAAGCGACTTATCTATAAACCGCTTGGAAGTTTCTATCAGGTGCTATCAGCAGAGGCATACACAAAGCATGGATTAAATGTTCATGGCGTGGTATTTGATGAACTTCATGCACAGCCAAACCGACAGCTTTATGATGTTATGCTGCATGGTTCGGGTGATGCAAGAAAGCAGCCACTATTTTTTTTGATTTCCACTGCCGGTACCGATCGGAACTCTATCTGCTGGGAGGTACACCAAAAGGCAGATGATATTATAAATGGTCGAAAGGTTGACCCAACCTTCTATCCTGTGCTATATGGAGCACCGGATGATGCGGACTGGACAAGCGAGAAAGTATGGAAAGAGGCCAATCCATCCCTTGGTATTACGGTTGATGTAGATAAACTTCAAGTGGCCTGTGAAAATGCCAAGAGTAATCCAGCGGAGGAGAATCTGTTTCGTCAGCTTCGTTTGAATCAATGGGTGAAACAATCCGTACGCTGGATGCCAATGGCTACATGGGATACGTGTGGATTTCCTGTAGATGAGGAAAGTCTTAAAGGTCGGGTTTGTTATGGTGGATTGGATTTATCTTCCACAACAGATATTACAGCATTTGTGCTGGTGTTTCCTCCGCTTGATGAAAGCGATAAATTTCAAATCCTGCCCTTCTTTTGGATACCGGAGGATAATGTGGGACTTCGTGTCAAGCGAGATCATGTGCCATATGACACATGGGAAAAGCAAGGATTCTTATATACCACGGAAGGGAACGTCGTTCACTATGGTTTTATTGAAGAGTTTATTGATGAATTGGGAGCAAAATACAACATTCGTGAGATTGCTTTTGACCGCTGGGGTGCGGTACAGATGGTGCAAAATCTTGAAGGATTAGGATTTACGGTTGTTCCTTTTGGACAGGGATTTAAGGATATGTCACCGCCGACCAAAGAACTTATGCGTTTGACGATGGAAGAAAAACTGGCACACGGCAATCATCCAGTGCTTCGATGGATGGTGGATAACATCTTCGTCCGTACCGATCCTGCAGGAAATATCAAACCAGATAAGGAAAAATCTACAGAGAAGATTGACGGTGCTGTAGCAACCATTATGGCACTCGATCGTGCCATTCGTAATCAGGGCGGCAGTGACAGCGTCTATGCAGAAAGGGGGTTATTGATATTATGAGTATATTTTCAGGAATGTTTCGCTCAAGAGATAAGCCAACAGATGCTCACCGTCCAGAGAATAAAATCGGTGGTGCTTTCAGCTTTTTATTTGGCGGTACTTCTTCTGGTCAGACTGTAAATGAACGTACTGCACTTCAAACCACAGCAGTATATTCTTGTGTTCGTATATTATCTGAGTCCATAGCGGGACTGCCTATTCATCTATATCGCTATAGTGGTGATGGCAGTAAGGATAAGGTGATAAATCATCCCTTGTATGCACTTCTTCATGATGAACCAAATCAAGAGATGACTTCGTTTGTGTTTCGAGAAACACTGATGAGTCATCTTCTTTTATGGGGGAATGCATATGCACAGATTATTCGAGACGGTCGAGGTCGAGTGTTGTCATTATATCCGCTACTTCCTAATCGTATGGAAGTTGACCGTGCGCAAAGCGGTGAGATTTTTTATTCGTATCGAAGAGAAGCTGGTGAAAAAGGTTATGACAGAAGTACCACAGTTACACTTCGCCATGACGAGGTACTTCATATTCCCGGTTTAGGGTTTGACGGACTTATTGGTTATTCCCCCATAGCGATGGCGAAAAATGCAGTGGGCATGGCATTAGCCGTAGAGGAATACGGTGCATCCTTTTTTGCTAATGGTGCTAATCCGGGCGGTGTTCTTGAACATCCCGGTGTAGTAAAAGACCCACAGCGTGTGAAAGATAGTTGGAACACGGCATATCAAGGTACGAAAAATGCCCACCGTGTGGCGGTGCTTGAGGAAGGGATGAAATATCAGCAGATTGGGATTCCGCCTGAACAAGCACAGTTCTTGGAAACACGCAAGTTTCAGCTAAATGAAATCGCTCGTATCTTTCGTGTACCACCGCATATGATTGGCGATTTGGAAAAATCCAGCTTTTCCAATATTGAGCAGCAGTCGCTGGAGTATGTCAAGTATACCCTTGACCCTTGGGTTATTCGGTGGGAGCAGGCACTTCAAAAGGCACTGCTTTTGCCATCTGAAAAGCCGACATTTTTTATAAAACTAAATGTGGATGCTTTGCTTCGTGGTGATTATGCCAAACGTATGACAGGCTATGCCACAGCAAGGCAAAATGGCTGGATGTCCACCAATGATATCCGTGAACTAGAAAACATGAATCGGATACCAGAGGAGGAAGGCGGTGATCTATATTTAATTAATGGCAACATGACCAAACTAAAAGATGCTGGTCTTTTTGCAGGGCGCAAGAGTCTAGCGCCAACAGAAAATCGAAAGGAGGATACACATGAAGAAATTTTGGAGTTGGTCGGAGGACAACGGCCAGATTAAAAATGAAAGTGGAGAACGTACCCTGTATCTAAATGGGGTAATTGCAGAGGAAACTTGGTGGGGCGATGAAGTGACACCGAAGCTATTTAAAGATGACTTGTTTTCTGGCACAGGCAACATCACAGTTTGGGTGAATTCGCCCGGCGGAGATGTATTTGCAGCGGCACAGATTTATAACATGTTGATGGAGTACACAGGAGCAGTCACTGTAAAGATTGATGGACTAGCTGCCAGTGCTGCTTCGGTTATTGCGATGGCAGGAGGTGAAGTGCATATGTCGCCAGTTAGTATGCTGATGATTCATAATCCGGCAACGATGGCTTGGGGTGATTCCGAGGAAATGCTCCGTGCCAAAGCAATGCTTGATGAGGTCAAGGAATCCATTGTCAATGCATATGAACTAAAAACTGGTCAGTCCCGT